GTGGCTGGATTCCCCACCACACTAAACCCCATACTGCAGAGTGGATTCACTCCAGTGTTTCTAGACATCGAACTAGACACACTGAACATTGATCTGACTCGTGCCGAAGAACTGATTCGTGAACATGACATTCGTGTCATTACCTTTGCACATGTACTAGGCAATCCACCCAACATGGACTGGGTCATGGATCTGGTCAAACGCCATGACCTGGTGCTGTTAGAAGACTGCTGCGATGCTCTGGGCAGTACCTATCGCGATCAGCCTCTGGGCAGCTTCGGTGACATGGCCAGCTGTTCATTCTATCCTGCACATCACATGACCATGGGCGAAGGTGGATTTGTGGTTGCCAAGGACAAAGATACTGCTACCATACTTACATCGTTCCGTGAATGGGGTCGTGGTTGCTACTGTGTAGGCCCTGAAGCCAACAAGCTCAAGTGTGGTACCTGCAAGCAACGCTTCAGTGAATGGTTGCCTAGCCTGCCTGGTCAGATCTTTGATCACAAGTATGTCTATGATGAGATTGGGTTCAATCTTAAACCCATTGAGCTGCAGGGCAGCATGGGACTGATTCAAATCAATAAATTGCCTGAGATCCATCGACGTCGGCGTGAGAATTATGCTAGACTGTTTAAAATATATGAGAAGTATGAAGCCTATTTCCATTTACCCCGAGCACAGCAATACAGCAATCCTAGCTGGTTTGCTTTTCCATTGACGATACGAAGCGGTTCGCCATTTACGAGAACTCAATTCGTTGACTACCTGGAGGATTGTAAGATACAGACACGTCCATATTTTGCCGGCAACATCATGCTTCAGCCAGCCTATACACATCTGCCCGAAGCTGAGAATGCCATTAATCGATTCCCTGTGGCTACTTATGCTACAATGAATACGCTGTTCCATGGAACCAGTCCAGTTATCACAGCTGAACAAATCGATTATATTGGCGAATGTGTAGATCAATTCATGCAACGCTATGGTGCATAAACAAAGGAAAGTGATATGAACACAAAAGAAAGAAAGATGTTGGATTTACTAAAACGTGGCCGCGACGAGTTTGGCTACGTGGCCTGCAAAGCAGAATTTGAGGCCGAAGGAACTCGTGTAGATGAATTGCTGCGTCTGGTTGAACTGGCGCGCAGGGCCGATCTCAAACTGGCTCTGAAGATTGGTGGCTGCGAAGCCATGACCGATCTCATGGTTGCCAAGCAGATTGGAGTGGACTATGTCATTGGTCCCATGATTGAAACTCCCTATGCTCTGTGGAAGTTCATTGATTCCAAGAATAAAGTCTATGGCATCGATGAACAACAGGACACGGAATTTCTCTACAACATGGAGACCGAGACAGGCTATGACAATCGCTGGGGCATGTTTGAACAGGCCAAGGTACAGGGCGGTGTCAACGGTGTAGTGTTTGGTCGTGTTGACTTTAGCATGAGTCACAGCGGTTGGAGTCGTGATGACATCAATCTGCCCAAGGTAACTGAATGTGTCATCAAGGTAGCTGAAATGGCCAAGGAGCACAATCAGGACATCGTTGTTGGTGGCGGTGTTAGTTCTGACAGTGTTCAGGTACTCAAAGAAATTCGCGCAGTAAAATTATCTAGATTTGAGACACGCAAGGTAGTCTTTGATGGCGGTGCTGTTGAGGTGCCCAGCATTAGTCAGGGCCTGCTGAATGCCGTACACTTTGAATTGCTATGGCTACAGAACAAACGTGACTACTATGGTGCTATTCATACCGAGGATGACAAGCGCATTCAGATGTTGGATGCGCGCTGGAAGGTTCTGTCGGGGCAGTAATGCGCGTACTGGTAACAGGCGCTACTCGGGGTATTGGGCAGGCCATCGCCCAATACTTCGACGAATACAACCACTATGTCATAGGCACAGGTACCATGCCAACGACATTCATACCCACACAACCCTATCTGGATGAATACTATCAGGCCGACTTTACCGACGAAGCCGATGTTGATTGGTTGGCACATCAGATTCTGAATCTGGACATTGATGTGTTGATCAACAATGCTGGAATAAATCATATACGCAATTTTCAGAACATCACCAGAAAAGACTGGATGGAGCAGCACAGTGTCAATGTCTATGCTCCCTTCAGACTTAGTCAGGCAGTGCTGCCAGGCATGATGGAGCGTGGAAGCGGTCACATCGTCAACATAGCCAGTGTGTGGAGTCGCATCAGTAAAACTGGTCGGGCTGCCTACAGTGCCAACAAGTTTGCTCTGGAAGGCATGACCAAGGCCATGGCTGCTGAGTTTGGTGTGCATGGCATTTGCGTGAACTGCATCAGTCCAGGTTTCGTTGATACCGATTTAACCAGACAGAATTTAGGTGAGGTTGGCATTGAAAAGATACTGGAGCGTGTGCCCATGCGTCGTCTGGCCAATCCACGTGAGATAGCCAATGCTGTGTATAACCTGGTGCATAGTCAATATATTACAGGACAGAACATTGTCATAGACGGAGGATTTACCAGTGCTTGATCATTTTCATATTGAAAGCCAACGAGCCACGGGTGGTTCATATCGTGTAGATTTTAATCATGACATGACGTTCAAAGACTATGCCAGCATGGGTACACATTTTTTGGTGGATGCCAATGTGCTGGAACATCTGGGAGGTTGGGTGCCCAATCTAGTGGTCATTGATGCCACGGAAACACAAAAAGAATATCGCAACATCATTACTCTGGTTGACCGTCTAATCGATATGCGTCTGCGTCGCGACAGCCGCTTGGTGGTAATTGGCGGCGGAATTACACAGGACATAGGCTGTTGGATAGCCAGCACTTATATGCGAGGCATTGAGTGGACGTTTGTTCCTACCACTCTGCTGGCGCAGGCCGACAGCTGTATTGGCAGTAAAAGCTCTATTAATTTTGGCAAACATAAAAATCTGCTGGGTACCTTTTATCCACCCAAGGTGGTTACAATTAATCGAAACTTTTTAACCACTCTGAGTCAATCCGATATACGCAGTGGTACTGCAGAGATTGTCAAGCTCATGATCATTGCTGGTTATGAGCCTGCGTTGATCGAACAAAACCTGCAGGACCTGGATGGTGCCTTGCGCGATGCTCTGATGATCAAGCGCAGATATATTGAAGAAGATGAATTTGACAAAGGGCCCAGAAATCTGCTAAACTATGGACATTGCTTCGGCCATGCCATAGAGAGTGCCACTGACTATGCCATACCACACGGCATAGCCGTAGCCATGGGCATGGACATTGCCAATCTATACAGCGATCAATTGCACGGAGGTGATAACTTTGCACGCTATCATGGTATACTGAGTCATCTATATGCTGATTATCTGCGTATCAACATTGACATTGATGCAGTCATCAAAGCCATGAACCATGACAAGAAGAACACCGCAGGCAAGGTCAACATCATCATGCCCAAACTGGGTAAAATTGAAAAGATTGGATTGGTCAATGATGACAATCTGGTCACGGAAATAACCAACTTAATGAAGAATTTCAAGGAGCAGTATGCGTGTCTGTGATTATATCGCCAAACGTCTGCACGAGCTAGGAATACGTCAGGTCTATGGACTGGTGGGTGGCAGCACTGCTGGCATCAACGACGGATTTATTAGCCACCCTGACATTGAGTTTGTGGCATTTCATCATGAGCAGGGTGCAGGCCATGCCGCAGTAGGCGCGGCTCGTGTCACCAATGCCATCAGTGTGTGCAATGTTACCGCAGGCTGTGGTGTAACCAATGCCATGACTAGCCTGCTCAATGCCTGGGAGGAAAGCGCACCAGTGCTGTTCATCAGCGGCAACACTGCCATGAGCAATCAGGCCAAGTATATCAATCGCGAAAAGAACATCAACATTAGAAAGTATGGCATACAGGATCTGGATGCACATCGTACTGTAGAACATTTAACCAAGTATGCCGTGGCCATAGAACGTGCAGATCGTGTACCCTATGAATTGGAACGAGCCATCTGGACAGCACAACAGGGTCGTCCTGGTCCAGTATGGATCGACATTCCAGGCAATCTGCAGTCCGCAGAAATACCCGTGGCCTATCAGCAGTTTGTGCCACCCAAGGAAGCACAGAGCACCAACTACAAGGCATTTCATGTTGCCATAGACGTCATGGCAAAATCCCAGCGCCCTGTAATTGTGGCAGGCAATGGTATTAACCTGGCCAAGGCACGTCATCAGTTGCGCGAATTTGTCGACGCACATCATATTCCATTTGTCACAACATTCCTGAGTCGTGATCTCATTGAATATGATCATCCCCAGAATCTGGGCATGATGGGCATCAAAGGTAATCGCTGCGCCAACTTTGCTCTACAGAATGCGGACTGTCTGATCATTCTGGGTTGTAGCATGAATGTGACTCATATTGGCTATGATGCCAAGTCATTCAGCCCAGCCAGCAAGAAGATCATGATTGACATTGACGCCAATGAATTAGGCAAGGATATCTTCAAAGTAGACATGCCCATTGTTGGCGACGTCAACGAATTCTTCGACATAGCCAAGACCTATCCTAAACGATATCGCGCTACAGACTGGAGTCAGCAATGTCTGCATTGGAAGGAACTCTGGCCCATCTACAACGAGACAGTGCACAGATCCGATGAAGGTGGATTGAATCTCTACGAAATTGTAGAGAGTATAAATCGCAACATGTCGCCCAAGGACTGCTTCATTGTAGACGCAGGACAGCCCTGCTACATTTTGAGCACCAATGGTAAATACCAACCCAACTGTCGTTACCTGGCGCAGGCTGCGCAGGGCGACATGGGTTATGCCATACCTGCCAGTGTTGGTACACATTTTGCCGATCCTGATCTAAACATTGTGGTAGTCATAGGCGAAGGTAGCTTCTATACCAACATGCAGGAACTGGCTGTGATTAAACAGTACAACATACCAGTAAAGATTTTTGTCGTCAACAACGATGGCTACATGAGCATTAAACAGACACAGGATAAATTCTTTGGCAGTCGTCGTTGGGGCGTCAGTGCCAGCACAGGAGTCTACTTTGCCGACATTGCCAAGGTGGCTGCTGCCTTTGACTTGGCCTACTACAAGGTCGATAGCAATGAACAACTAGATCTGCATATGCCAGGACTGATGCGTAAAAACTATCCTGTGATTGTAGAATTCATGAGCCAGAACTTCCTGGATGTCTTGCCTGCACAGGCCATTAAACCCGACGGCGCCCAGGGTACCTTGCACGACATGGCACCGTTCCTAAGTCAGGCCGAGCTTGACAGAGAGATGATTGTTAAACTATGAAAGCCTATGTTGACCAGCGAGTTTCTGAACAAGCTAAATCTATTCCACAGCACTATGATTGTAGTTGCTGTGGCAGCAAAAATACCATTGTTGCTGACGCTACCATGGCAGCATTTGTCATGGAAAGAATGCTGGATCGTGTGCAGCTAGACAAATGGTTGACGCAGGCAATACAGTGCCGAGATTGTGGTTACATTGCCACGGCATTTAGATTTACCGATGAGCAAATGCAGCGTTATTATGAAGACTACATGCTCATTCAACCATCAGCCGGCGGCCGTCAGCACGGAAGCTATGTATTTCATCGCCGACGAACCGAAGGGAATGACTGGTTTAAATTGGCCTTGGCCTATGAGAATTCGACCTACAAGGAAGTAAGAAAAGATTCAGTGATGCGTTGTATTGCTCGATACACCGATGTCAATGCCATAACATCGGTGCTGGACTATGGTGGAGATCTGGGACAATATATACCCGATGAATTTAAAAACATTCGTCGTCATGTAGTAGAGATTGAAGAACGGAATTTTGTAGATGGTGTAGTTCCTGTAGCCAGTCCAGAAGACTGCGAACCCGTGGATCTGGTGACCTGTTGTCATACCTTGGAGCATGTAAGCTGGCCCAATGACCTGGTACAGGATATGCTGCGTTATCTCAAACCCGGTGGTTTGTTGTATCTTGAAGTACCCAATGAAACCGCCATGGTAGAAAATCATGCCGATACCAAACAAATGCTGCATTTTCACGAGCATATCAATATTTTTTATGTCAACAGTTTGACAGCGCTGATGCAACGCAACAACGTCAGACCTCTGCAGACCTTTGATCTAAGATATGACAGTGTGTACAAGGATTTTAGTCCAGCCTATGCCATTGTAGGAGTTAAACAATGAAGATAGCTATACTGGGCAGTCGAGGATTTGTTGGGCGTAACCTAGCACAAAGATTCCAAGAAGCTGGAAACCAGGTACTGTGTCTTAATCGCGATGTACTGGATCTGTTGAATCCTGCGGCGGTAAAAAACTGGTTAGAGAATAATCGCCCAGACATCGTCATCAATGCCGCGGCTGTAATGACCAACAATGGCAACGTGGCCGATGCTCATAACAACGTGGGCATCTTCATGAACTTCTACCACAATGCACATCTGTTGGGTAGATTCATTGACACAGGCAGCGGAGCAGAATTTGATCGTAGTCTGAACATTGACAATGTCCTGGAGTCGGAATTATTTCGTCGCTGGCCAGCAGACAGCTATGGCTTTGGACAAAACCTCAAGGGGCGTCTGTGCCAGGAACGAGAAAATTTCTATCATCTGCGTATCTTTAATTGCTTTGGTACTGGTGAGCAACCCAGTCGTCTGATTGCCAGATTTTTAAACAGTGAACAACAGTTTCGCATCATCAATGATCGTTACTTTGATTTCTTTGGCATCGATGATCTATATACCGTGGTCAGTTATTACAGCAAAGAAAATCATCACAGACTTAAATGGTCGCGCGATGTAAACTGTGTATACGCCAACAAGGTTAAATTGTCTGGCATGCTCAAGTTGGTGTGCAATGTACGCGGTATTGGCTATGACAGCTTTACAATTGACAGTACCAGTGAACTAAATTATACTGGTAGCGGTGAACGATTGGCTAGTTTGAATTTGGACCTACTGGGGTTACAACAAAGTGTGGAGAAATATTGATGGATGATATCAAGGTTGTCTATGTTACAGGCTGTCTGGGATTCATTGGCTATCATGTGGCCCGCAGATGTCTGGATGCTGGCTGGTATGTGTATGGTATTGACAAAGGCACCTATGCTGCCAACTGGGCTCTGCTGCCCAAGCTACAGAGCTATGACAGATTTCGTTTTGAGCAAATTGACATCAATGACATGAAGAAGATCCTGTATTGTGATTACATCATCAATACTGCGGCCGAGACTCATGTAGACAACAGCATAGAAAAGAGTGCAGACTTTGTACGCAGCAACATCGACGGCGTACACAATCTACTGGAATTGCTGCGTCACAGCACAGGACGCAAGCCCATACTGCTGCACTTCAGCACCGACGAAGTCTATGGCGACATTGACACTGGCAGCTTTACCGAGACACAGTTATTGAAGCCCAGTAACCCCTACAGTGCCACCAAGGCAGCAGCCGACATGCTGATCAGTGCCTGGGCTCGTACCTACAATGTGCCCTGGGTCATTGTGCGGCCTACCAACAACTATGGCATAGGACAGTACACAGAAAAGCTCATACCCAAGACAGTTAAATATCTGAGTCTGGGTCGTCAGGTGCCTCTGCACATGAACGGTACGCCGCGCCGCACCTGGCTGCATGTCGAAGATACTGCGGATGCCATTGTACACATCATCAATGCAGGTGTGGTAAACGAGATCTACAACATCAGTGGCAACTATGAAACCAGCAACCTGGACGTGGTACATCAGATCATCGACAACATGATGCTGACCACTGATCATGAGGATCACATAGACTTTGATTACCAGCGAGCCGGCGCCGATGTACGCTACAGCATCGATGATCTAAAATTAAAGTCTCTGGGCTGGCAGCCACGCAGAGTTTTTAAAGATGAGTTGCCAGGTATTGTGGACTACTATCAAAAGAATTTTGTCTGGTAATGTTTACTCAGTACAGCAAAGAGCGCATGGAGATTTGTCGTAGCTGCGAACACTATCGCGCCATGACAAAACAATGCACGGTCTGTGGTTGCTTCATGCCAGCCAAGACCAGTTTTAAAGATCAGGAGTGTCCTCTGGATCCTCCTAAATGGGAAAAAATCGTTGAAAGCAAATATACTCCAAGCTCACCTGGATGTTGCAGCCAGGTACGCTGAACTCAGTCATGCTCGTCGTCTCAAGGTTGGTGCAGTAGTCGTCAAAGATGACAGAATTATAAGTATTGGATATAATGGTACTCCAGCAGGCTGGGACAATAACTGCGAGCATGAAATACATCAGCCCGTGGGCAGAGTCGATCTGGTAACCAAGCCCGAGGTTATTCATGCCGAGGAGAATGCCATTGCCAAGCTGGCGCGCAGTCATGAGAGTGGCGAAGGCGCCAGCATGTTTATAACCCACGCGCCCTGCGCACAATGCGCCAAACTTATACTGGTATCGGGAATAAGCCATGTATACTATCGTGATGTGTATCGCGATGATGCCGGCATTAAATTTTTACAACAGGGCGGCGTTCACATAGAAAAAGTAGAAAAGGAAAATGGGGACTAAGAAACACATAGAGTGCTATAGCTGTGACGCAGTATTTAAAATCATACACGACCTGGATTCCGACTATTACCAGGTCAAGGCCTGTCCTTTTTGTGGAACAGAACTCGAGGAAGAAGAAAGCTTCGACCAGGAAGAAGACGAAGAATAACGTCGATAGATATTCCTATTATACGGGAGTATCTGATGTGGTCATATCAAGACAATGAATTTACTGGTCCTGGCGATGGGGACTATGGCTTCGTCTACTGCATTACCAATCTCATCACAGGCCGACGCTACATAGGCAAGAAACTTTTCTGGAACCGAAAGACTCGACAAGTCAAGGGTAAAAAGAAACGCAGCCTGGTGGAATCCGATTGGCGTGACTACTGGGGCAGCAACGACGAGCTCAAGGCTGACATCGAAAAGTCAGGCATTGACAATTTTCACAGAGTCATACTATACTTATGTCCTAGCAAGGGTGAATGTAACTACATGGAAGCCAAGGTTCAATTTGATCTCGATGTGCTGCGTCATCCCAATGATTTTTATAATAACTGGATCATGGTTCGAACACATCGACGACATTTAAAATTATGATATTCATAGGACTACTTTTCTTCAGCGCCTTTGCAGTCAGCGCCTGTGCCGCCTGGTTCAGTGTCGCTGGTTTGATCAGTATTTTTAGTAGTGCGCCTCTGGCCACTGGATTAATGGGAGGTAGTCTTGAACTTGCTAAATTGGTTGCGGCCAGCTGGATATATCGTAATTGGAGCACCGCTCCTGGTATTCTCCGCTATTATTTTACTGCCGCAGTTGTTATTCTTAGCATCATTACGAGCCTGGGCATTTTTGGTTACCTATCGAAAGCACACCTAGACCAGGCCGCGGTCACAGGTCAGAGTGTTGGCCAGCTATCCATCATTGACGAGAAGATTCAAACTCAGAGGGAGAACATCGATGCCAATCGCAAGGCGCTTAAACAGCTCGATGAGGCTGTGGATCAGGTCATGGGCCGCAGTGACTCAGAAAAGGGTGCGGAAAGGGCAGTTAGTATTCGGCGCTCACAACAGAAAGAGCGTGATCGCCTACAGACGGAAATCCAAGCCTACCAGAAAACTATTGGTCAGCTTAATGAGGAGCGCGCTCCAGTGGCGCAAGATGTCCGGAAGATTGAAGCTGAAGTAGGTCCCATCAAGTATGTGGCTGAGCTAATCTATGGTGAGAGCAATGAAGACATGATTGGCAAGGCAGTACGGCTCATCATCATGTGTTTAATCTTTGTATTCGATCCCATGGCTATCCTGCTGGTCATTGCAGGCAACATGAGCCTCATGGAACGCCAGCGCGTACTCAATACCGCCACGCCTGTGACTCAAGCCGACGTCATCATGCCTGACACCACACCTGCAGTATTCCAGTATGAAGAAGTGCAGGAAGAAGTAGATGCCGACGAAGTAAAACTGCATAAAAAGGATGTACACCACATTCCGCCCGAGATACTGGATCGGGTATTCAACAAGCCAGGGCCACGCCCCGAGCACCCGCATGCCAAGCCAAAATCTTAGCATTTTTATAATAATTTCAGCCCGTTGCTAACCCATTGATAACATTGAAGAAAAACATCAATGAAATCAATGACTTACAGAATACCCTACCGAAGCGTAGGGTTTCTACTGGTTCTGCTTGACCATTTGCATCGTGGTGCTATAATGGTAGTATGATGAGAAAGAAACGAAGCGACAGAAGCCACATAGTATATGTTATTACTAATAACGTTACTGGTGAGAAGTATGTGGGCATCACAGCAGGTCGCAGCAAGAAGGAACTCAGAGTCCGAGTCCAGAAGCATGTCTGGCGTGCTTTCAACGAAGACAAGGGCTGGGCTCTGTGCAACAGCATAGTCAAGTATGGCACCGTAGCTCACACCTATGGCATCTATGCTGTGGTTCGTGGCAAGCAGGCAGCACACGATCTAGAACGCGAATTGATCGCAATCTACGATCCTGCTCTTAACCACACTGGCAGAAAAAGTTCTTGACATTTTGGTTCATGGTGCTATAATCGAAGTATAGTAAATAAGGAGACAAAGATGAAAGTAGTCATTTATACTCAGGTTTATGAAAACTATGCTTGGAACGAAGACGGCACCATCGGTACTGGTGCAGATGCTTATTGGAAGGCCAAGGGTGGTGATGAGTATGTAGTTACTGGTATCTGGGACGAAGAAGAAGCCACTACCGCTGTAATGGCTCTGCGTGATCAGATCGAGAAAGCCACGGACTATTGGACCGAGACAATCATTGACTGGGAGTTGGTTGATGATGATTATCTAACCCAGTATGAGCGTGACCAGTTGGAGTATGACGGCAAGATTATGTTCCCTGCAAAAGAACTTACTTGGGCCTAAGGAGATATCATGGAAACCACACTGATGGATGTACTGTATGAAGAGCTTGCCATGCTGGACGAACAGGCTGGTTGCTTTGACGAAGAAACCAATGCCCGTATTGACGCTCAGCGTCGTCGGATCATGATTCAACTCATTGAGATGGAGTCAGCATAATGCGATACCTTTGCTACTTTTATAACATTGGTTATTACCGAGAGTTCGATACCCGAGCTGCTGCCGAGGAGTATGGTCTTAAAGCAGGGTTTGAGTACACCGTTGTTGTTCTAGATGAGGAGACAGTATGAAAGCAGCA